GCGGGGGGGGCGGCGGCAGGGCGCGGCGGAGCGTCCCTGCCTCCGCGCCCGGCGGACCTGCCGGCCAACAACCACATGAGCGCCACGGCGGGACCGCCGGCGGAAGAAGACGAAATCCCCTTCTAATCAACAGCCATGAACAACTGTGTACTGGGTCTTGATCTGTCGCTAACCGCTACAGGGTGGGCTCTGGTGTGGGATGGTTCCCCTAAATGGGGCGTCATCAAATCCAGGAACAGGAGCGTTAAACGTCTCTCTGAAATCCGCAATGCGGTGCTGGACATCATCAACCAAACACAGCCTTCCCTTGCTGTTATTGAGGGGTATTCCTATGGATCTTCCCAGGGCATGGCCGGGCTGGCGGAATTGGGCGGCGTTATTCGCCTCCTGCTCCTGGACATGGGAATACCTTTCATCGTTGTTGCACCTGCCACCAATAAGAAATTTGCAACGGGGAAGGGCAATGCGGAAAAGGATTTGATGCTCAAACGCGTTTTTCAGCATTGGGCGGCGGATATGAGCAATAATAACGAGGCGGACGCTTTTGCCCTGGCCCAGTTTGGCCGCTGCTACCTCAACCAGGAGGGCTTTTGTGATTATCAAACAAAAACCGTTGAAACCTACAAAAGAAAGGAACTCGGAAAATGAGCCCGGAAGAAAGAGAGAAAAAACGGCTCTGGATGGAGGAATACAACCGCAGAAGAAAAGCCTCTGTCACCAAAACCGCACAGGCCGATCTGGATGACCTCAACGCCATTTGCGGCACCTGCTTCCGGATCGGACAGCAAATAACGGCTATGGGCGTTAGAGGCACCGTTTCCGGTGCTCTGAAAGGCGGGTATCTCCTGGTTAAGCACAAGAAGAGAACTTACCACATTAACCCACATGACGCCTACCCCGTGATCAACCTGTCCGGCACCGTCACTTTTGACGACTGGACCATGGGTCCGAACGGAAAACTTAAAATCAAGAAAGGATAAATTAAAATGAACAATGTCTATTGCGATAAACCCGGCCATGGCGCTTACCCGCTCCGGGCTTGTGAAAAAGACGGGAAAATTTTTGTGGACATGGATTCTTGCACGGAATGCGGTCCGCAGAAAATGGAAGAAGAAGAGGTATATCAGTCCTTTTTGGATAGACTGCGTATCCTTTCCAATCAGCTGGACAGCCTGAAATGGGATCTGGACGGATTAAAGGATGATAGCGAGTCATTAAAGGATGACGTGGATGAACTGATTAAAGACTATGAAAAAGAAAACGCCTAAATGCCCTCTTTGCGGCACACCTTTGAAAGCCATACGAGGATATGATGTCCATGGGATAACAACCGATTGGGTTGCTGGTTGCTACAACTGCTTCTTCCAGAGTTCCCATTTTTGGAAAACCAAGAAAGCGTGCATTGAAGATATGGATAGGCTTGTTTCTTTGTTTCCTCCCATCATGAGGGTCTGGCCGGGGGACAAGCTCGTGTATAGTGGCAGTATTTATCCCGTTACGATTGTCTCTCAAGACCTTGATTTATGCAAAATAACCGTTCGCGACTACGCAGGAGACTCTTTCATCATTTACTGTGATGAGGTGGAGCAATGGCCGTGGGAGATTGAGCAGAAAGGAGGAAGCAATGATATTTGATATTGCGCAACTTATAGTTGTTTTAGTATCCATTTTCTCATTTGGGTATTACCTCTATTTAGCGGGCCAATACAAAGGATTTCTTAAAGCGATTGAAGTCTACTTAAAATATGAGGAAAAAGAAAATGAAAATGACGCCTGAACAGAAAGCTTTTTTTGAGTACGGGGAACTGTTTCAGCTCTGGAAGGATGCCCGTAGGTGTGTCTTCTGGCATGAAGAGTCCCATGAAGATATACGCCGGGAAATAGTCCAAAAGGTCTGGCAGAAGCGGGCCGAGTGTAGGGCGTGGGTGCCGCTGGAACGAAGAGAGTGCAAGACTTGCCGTTATTTAGGATACAACTGCCCTCATACTGACTGCATCCCCGGCATTCATCTTGAGGATTTTTGCTACTGGGAGCCGAGAAAGGAGGGAGAATGAACAGGTATCACCGAAAATGGCTTCGGATATTTCGTCGCCGTGAAAATGCGTTTCTCCGTCGCGTTTTCTTTAGGGACGGAGAGCATGAACATGGAAAAAGGTATGAGACCATGCGAAAAGCGGCCCGAAGACTTAATGCGCTCCGCATGAGGCATGTATGGAATAAGCCGTGGATTCCTATTGATGACAAGGGGAGGGCTCTGAAATACACGGCGGACGCCGCGGGGGAGAACACGGATGTGAATCCGCATAACTCGCTGGAAAACGCACCCGCCCAGGTGGGGGAAACCCTGGCGGACGGAAAGGAGGGGGAATGAAAGCCATTCTTGACGCCTGCTGCGGCTCCCGCATGTTCTGGTTTGACCGCCGCCATCCTGACGTGGTGTTCATGGACCGCCGGGAGGAAACGCACACGCTTTGCGACGGGCGAACCCTGGAAATCAAGCCGGACGTCGTCGGAGACTTCCGGGCCATGCCTTTCAGCGACGGGGCGTTTCGCCTTGTCGTGTTCGACCCTCCGCACCTGATTCACGCCGGGGAATCGTCCTGGCTGGCCAAGAAATACGGAAAACTGGACAGGGAGACTTGGCAGGAGGATTTGAAGGCCGGATTCCAGGAGTGTTTCCGGGTTTTGGAACCGGGCGGCGTTCTGGTGTTCAAATGGTGTGAGGATCAGGTCAGCACGGCAGAAGTGTTGAAGCTGGCCAGCCATGAACCTTTGTTCGGACACCGCCGCGGGAAGACCGTCTTCCTGGTCTTTATGAAATCTACAACCCCCAACTGACACTTTTTTGATATGCCAAATAGAATAATCAGAGAAGGGATTTTAACCAGCGAAGCGGTTAATTCTCTGAGCTGGGAAGCGGAGGTATTTTTCCGCCGCTTGCTCTCCGTTGTAGACGACTTTGGACGTTTTGACGCCCGTTCGTCTGTTCTACGCTCTGCCCTGTACCCCTTGAAACTCGACTCCATGAGGGAGGATTCCGTTCAACGTTGCCTCAAATCCTGTGAGGCAGCCCGGCTCGTCGTCCTGTACTCCATCGAGGGAAAAGAATATCTGGAAGTGACCAACTTCCGGCAACAGGTACGGAGCAAGAAAAGCAAATACCCTGCGCCTGATGCACATATGCGCAGCACATGCTTAGCAGATGCGCAGCATATGCACACTAAGACGGAGTCGGAGACGAAGACGAATAATACCCCCTCTACCCCCCTTCCGTGCACCGTGGAAGAAGTCGAAGACCATCTTCGGGCCGCGGCCTTTGCGGGGCGTGTGCGTTTAACCCCCGACCAGATACCGGACTGCGCCACAGCCTACTGGGGAAGCCGGGATGCCGTCAACTGGACCCGCAACGGCATCCCCGTGACCAAATGGCAATCCGACGCCATCAGCTTCGCCACCTCCTACGCCGTCAATCATCCGGTACAGCCGGGAACAGACAAAGACCCTTACAGCAACCTTGAAGAACTTTAACAATCAACAATTTCAAAAAATATGATCGACTCTCAAACACTCATTGACGCTGAAAAACTGGTGCTCTCCCAGGCAATGGACGGCTCCCAGGCCTTTGCGGACCTCCGGGACAAGGGCATCAGCCGCCAGACATTCAGCCTCCCGGCGCACCAGCAAATCTGGACCGCCCTGGAAACCGTCGCCGGCACGGGAGGAACCGTGGACGCCCTCACCGTCATCGCCCGCCTTGAAGCCCAGGGCCAGCTTGACGCCGTGGGAGGGCACGCCGGAGTCGTGGAGACGGCCACCTACGGAGCCCTTGCCCGGTACAAAACCGCCGCCGCCCTGGAAATGGTCACGGAAGCTGCCAAAAAACATGCGCTGCTCGCGTTTGCCTCCCGGATGGCGGAAGCCGCCGGCGATCAGCTCAAAAGCGCGGAAGAAGCCCTTGATGAAGCCGAGCGCGGCATGTCCGCCCTGCGGGACCGGTGCGGCGTCCGCCAAACCGAAACCATCCGCGGAGCCGTGGGAACCATCATTGAAAACCTGCAATGGCGCATGAACAACCCCGGCGCCATCAAAGGAATATCCTCCGGATACCGCCGCCTGGACCTGACCCTGGACGGCCTGCAGCCCGGCGCCATGATCGTGCTTGCCGCCCGGCCCGGAGTCGGGAAAACCGCCGCCCTGGTCAACATCCTCACCAACATCTGCCTTGAGGGAACCCCCGTGGGCATGTTCAGCCTGGAAATGCCGAAATCCCAGCTCCTGGAACGCATCCTCTACGGCATGGCCGGCATCAACTCCGACGACATCCGCCGCGGCAAGCCGATGACGGTCGGACAGCAGCAGCATTTCACGGCCGCCGTCAGGAAAATCACGGCCGCCCCGCTGCACATCGACGACGAAAGCTCCCTCACCATCGACAGCATCAGAGCCCGGGGCCGCCGGATGGTCCGGGAACACGGCGTCAAATGCATCGGCGTGGACTACCTGCAGCTGGTGCGCTCCACGACCCAGCAGGCCCGGGGAAGCCGGGAACGGGAAGTCTCGGAAATCTCCGCCGGCCTCAAATCCCTGGCCAAGGAACTCAATATTCCCGTCCTGGTGCTGGCCCAGCTCAACCGCGACGTGGAAAAAAGAGCCGGGAACGCCCAGGGCAAACCGGTCGTTTCCGACCTGCGCGACTCCGGCTCCATTGAGCAGGACGCCGACCAGATCATCATGATCCACCGCCCCTACATGTACAAGCCCGACAAGCACGACCCCACGGAAGCGCAGTGGATCATCGGCAAAAACCGCTTCGGACGGCTGGGGCGTATTCAATTCCGCTGGACCGCGGAACTCACAAAATACGAGGAAGAACAGAATTATCCCGTCACCAACAAATGAGACCCCCCAAACCATCCCTGCGAAAAAACAAGCCGACGCGGCGAGGAAAGCCCGGATCCTACAAACTGCGCTTAACGCTTCTGGTGGATCCCAGAAAGAAAGGCAAACTTGTCGAGCTGGGACTTGGTACTAACGACAGACAGGAAGCCGAAGAACGCGCCAACAGCATTATCAATGCTCTGGAATCCGCCGGACTCTACCGTCTTCCCGCCGTCCGCATTCTGGAACATCACGTAGCCCAATTTGGCAAGATTGAACCTCCCCCCTTTGAACATCCAGAATTGCCTCTATGGTAACACCCCTGGAAAAATTCCTGGCAAAACATCCCACACCCTCCGGCATGGATTCAAAGGAATGGGCTGCTCTGAACGCTGCCATGAAGGAAAACAAGTTTTTCTCTTCCAAGGTGGAGAATATCAGATTGCTGGAACGGCTGCACAGGTTGATTAAGAATTATCTGACAGGAGAAAAGGAGACTTTACCCAATGGGGAAACGGTTATCAAGGTAGGAAGCGCCGCGGACTTTTCCAACCAGGCACTTCAATGGCTCCAAACCGAGGGGCTTGTTCCACCGGACGCCGAAGGCCCGAAGTATCACAACGATATTAAAAACATCGGTGCTCTGGCCCGTCTGAAGCTCATTTTCAAGACCAACGTCCGGCAAAGCATTGGGGCTGCTCAATGGGAGGCATCCATGAAACCGGCCAATCTCAAAGCATGGTCTGCTTTCCGGTTCATCCGCTTTCCGGGAGCCAAGACAAAGCGGCTTGTTCATGTCGTCAACGAAGATGCTGTCCGGCTTAAAACCGACTTTACTTTTTGGGCAGACGAAATGAACGCCGCCAGCCTCGGGGGCTTTGAGGTCCCCTGGCCGCCGTTCGGCTTCAACTCCTACATGGATCAGGAGCCTGTTTCCCGGGAAGAATGCGAACGGCTGGGACTACTCAAACCCGGGGAGCCGTTGAAGCGTCCAAGGGGTGCGGAGCGCTTCGGGATTGACCTGATTGAACGGTACGGGTACGGCAAGAAGGCCAGTACGGCGAAGTTGCCGGAGGAACTGAGGGCCAAATTGAAAAAGGTCTATGAAGACCGCTGGGGAGTCAAACAGGACAAATCTGATGAGGTTGTCTTTCCCTCACAGGAAGTGGCGAAAAAGGCCAGGGAAACGGCGGAGAAAGTCATCAAGGTTCCCTCTGCTCCCATTCCTGCGCCAGTCTCAGCCGTCACGCACACGGTCAGCCTGGGAGATGTCCCCAAGGTGAAGATGCCTGCCCCGTTGACGGATAAGGAAGCTGATGACCTTTTGCGAAGCGTTACCGGGGAAGTGTGGGCAAAGGCATCCAGACTGGAAAAGAACGCTTTGTTTTCCTACACCGGAAATGGATATGCCCGCATCAACAACGATTTGAGGAAGGGGAAGTCCAACGCCAAGGCGAAACAGATCGCCAAAGTCATTGACAGATGCAAAGTGCCTCAAGACATGGTTGTTTTCCGTGGCTGTGGGGTTTACAAGGAATTGAAAGACGCTTTGAACTGGAAAGGAGAAGAAATAACAGACGAGCTGGTTGATATGCTCAATCTCTCCGTAGTGGGAAACCCTCTCAAAGACGAAGGTTTCATGTCTGCTGCCGTAGCGGAGGGGAAAGGATTCATGAACCGTCCCGTGTTGTTCAGAATTCTCCTGAAGAAGAAAACCCGTGCCATTTATGCAGAGCCCTTTTCCAGATTCGGGGCAGGGGCCGGTAAGGACTGGGACGGCCTTAGCCCGCAAACCTATTTTAGCAGTGAAGATGAAATCATCATCCAGAAGGGAGGAACCCTCAAATTTCTCCAATTCCATAATCAGAACGGGAAATTGATCATTGACTGTGAATTGATACAATAATGATATGAAAGAAGAAACATCACCAGCGCACAAGAGAATTTGGGAGTCTGATTTCAAAGGATGCAAAACATCCCACCCTCTCCTGATGAAATGCCTTTTGTGCTCCAAGAAGAAGCTCAACCCGGGTAGTATGGAATGTAGCGCTTATGAGCGTAAACCTGATAGTATCCTCTACGATAACGCGGACTGCCCCAGCTTTGAACGCTGTATTGACGCGGAAGGGCTGCGCTGGATTGAAGGATATGTGAAACTCTCCGGAAAGGCGTACGTTCCCCGCCAGGACGATATACCTCCGGCAGGGTGGGAAAAAATCAACAAGGAGTATGCGAAATGAAGAAAGAGAGGACCGGGAAGAAGGGAAATGTTTCCAGGTATAGCGCTGCCCTCTCTGAACGCATTTGCGGTCATATACGTTGCGGGGATAGTCTGAGGAAGGCTGCCGAAAAGGAAGGCATTCCCCATCCCACGGTGATGAATTGGGCCAGAGAGAACGCGGATTTTGCAAACCAATACGCGCGCGCGTGCGAGGAACGGCTTGCCGCCCTAGAAGACAAGTTGCTTGACCTTGTGGAGAAAGGGCATGAAGTGGCCCCACGTGCCGAAATAGGGGGAACCATGTTGCAGGCGGTCAAGTTGGAAATAGACACACTCAAATGGATGCTTGCCAAGCTGATGCCGAAGAAGTACGGAGACCGTGCGGCGTTGGCTCTGGAAGGTGGAGAAAAAAACGTAGAGGTGACCCATAAACTTCCAGCAGAAGCAATCGTTCCGTTAGTGACAGCCTTGAGAGAAATATGGTCCGAAGAGGAAGAAAGCTAGGGGCTCCGGTCAGGCCGGAAGACTCTCCCGTCATCTTTGCCGCCCTGATTCTGGGGGAAACAGGGCTGTACAAATGGCAGATGCGGGCCCTTGAAAGGGCTGCCCGGGGAAAGCGGGTTGCCCTGCGCGCTGCTAATGGTTCCGGCAAGACGGACAAGGTAATTGGTATCCTTGCCCTATGGTTTCTCTGGCGCTACCCCCGTGGGCGTATGCCTATTACGTCCGGCTCATGGCGCCAGGTAAAAAACCAGCTCTGGCCTGCCCTGGAACGGCACCGGAACAACCCATCCCTTGCGGGCTGGAAATGGCTCAAGAATTGCCGCGTGGAAACGCCGGAAGGGGGATTCATCGAAGGCTTTTCCACCAACCACGCCGGGAAGGCGGAAGGCTGGCACGGGCGTGTGACGGACGAATTCAAGGATGAGCGGAAGGAACAGGATGAGGAAGACCCCCGCAGCGAGAAGAAAGCCCGTCTGTTTGACGTTGACGAGTTTACCGGAGATGATCCTTCCTCCCCCGTGTTTTTCGTGGTGGACGAGGCAAAGACGGTTCCTGATGAAATCTTTGACGCCATTGAACGATGTACGCTTCAATTCTGCATCTACCTTTCATCCCCAGGCAAGCCGGAAGGGCAATTTTATCGCTGTTTCCACGAGGAAAAAGACCTCTTCTGTCCGATGGTGGTAACGGCCTTTGATTGCCCCCATATCTCCCAGGAGCGCATTGACCGCATTCTGGCCCGTGTGGGGGGTAATGAGGATGATTCCTATTTCCGTTCCGTCGTGCTGGCGGAATTCACGCTGGAAGGAGATTTGTACATCATTGACCCTGGAAAACTGGAATGGGGTCAGCGGCAGCCCTACGAGCCGCGCAGGGGGCGCCCCGTGGCCTTCCTGGACATTGCCGCGGGCGGGGATGAAACAGTCCTTGCCATCTGCGACGGAAACGAAGCCTGGATTGAATACGCGGAACGACAGCGGGACACGGTGCAGAGTGTCCGCAAGTGCATTGCCACCCTCAAGGGGCTGGGCATTGCGGATTGTGATTTGTGGGTGGACGCTCCGGGCATGGGCCTGGCTGTCATCAGCGATTTTAATGAATCAGGTTGGTATCCGAATGAGTTCTTTGGGAACAACCCTCCGGAAGACCGCGACCGCTACATCAATCTCTCGGCGGAATGCTGGAATGACGCCGGACTGGAACTCATGACCGGGCGAGTGCATATCAGGTCCAGGCGGCCGGACAAGACGCTTTTCGTGCAGTTGACTACCCGGAAGAAAGAATATGCGGACGATTCCAGGCTCAGGAACGAGAAGAAGGAGAAAATGAAGGCTCGCAACCTGTCTTCTCCTGATCGCGCGGACGCCTTGCTGGGGGCTATATGGGCTTCCTTTCGTGGATCTTCCGGAGTTTGGACAGGAGAGGGCAACAGGCCTATTGTGGGCAAGAGTCAGCACGCCGTCAAACATACGGGGAAATTTTATCCCATTTAGGACTGTTCGTAGCCCATTTTGACATTGTTGTACCCTCCCTCACGTTGGGGCGATAATGCGTGCATGAGGCAAGCCGCCAACTACAACGTACACGCCACGGAATCCCTGCCGCAGTCTCTTGCGCTGCATTTTATTTCTCCTTCCGGTGAGGATATGGACATCAGCGGCATGACGCTACGCGGCGCGGTGGTACAGGATGGGGTGATCATGCTGGACTGTGCCGTTACGGGGGTGAGTACGGCATTGGTGACATGGCCGAGGCTGGCCGCCGGATGCGGCGCATATGATATTTTTCTGACCGACGCATCGGGCAAAGAATACCCCTTGTTGAAGGGAGCCGTGCATGTAATGTCCCGCGTTACGCCTCCGGACGGAACGAATGAGGCCGCGGCCGTGGCCGGTGCTCTTGATGTCTCCATCCCCGAAACGGAAGACGGCTCCGTAACCATTGTGGAAAACCCGTCCATTGTGGTCGAGGAACTTGTACGACAGGCCGAAGCGGCCCGGGATGAAGCAACGCGGCTTGTGGAAACGCTGGAAGGACAGGTGGAAAGCGGGGAATTGGTCAATGAGGCTGTAGCAAATAAATTGCCGGGAGCTCTCAAGGAGGCGGGCGTGGAATTGGCCGCGGCAACCGGGCAATCCTCCTTGTCCAGCGGGGACGCCGCCGACACCTGGACCATCGTCGGAGGCTATGCAATGACCTGGGGAGACGAGATTCTGGCCGGGCATCTGCCCGACAGCTGCCGCCTGAAAAGCATTTCAACCGTGTATTTTTTTGAAACCCCGGCCGCTAATCAATATTGCCTGCGTGTCTGGAGGCTGACGGACGGAGCTTACAGCCTGATTGGGACCTCCGCCTATGTGTCCAACCTGTCCAGCGGCCAGACGGCCACGTGGGTATTTACGCCGGGCGTTACATTGCAGCGCGGAGACAAAATCATCATCCAGGTGTGCGAGGGGACGGAGATGACGCCCTACGCGCTGGGCATGCACGCTGTCCTGACCCCTTCCGTCCCCGGACGCGGTTTGATCACGGAGGTGTCCAACCCGCCCGCCGTGAATGGTACGATGGCTCCCTTGATGACCGTGGTGGTGGACTATGACGACGGCATCACCCTGGGAGGAATGGAGCTGGCCACCGCGCGACAACTGGACAGCCTGGGGCGGGATGTGCGCCAATCTTCCGCGACCGCCGAGGCTGCGGCGCGGACGGCTGGCCAGTCCGCCGCCACCGCGTCCACGGATGCCGATAATGCCGCAACATCTGCCACCAGTGCAGCCAACTCTGCCACGGCGGCCCAGCAGGCTCTGGCGGCCATACCTCAAGTAGATGATGCAGGCAACATGACGTTGGACGGCAATATCACCGCGGCGGGAGGCACGTTTGACGGGGCCGTCAACGCCAATGGAGGTATCAACATCCCGCTTGCCGCGGGGGCGCTGACCGATATGTCAGCGGTCAACCGCCTTTACGCCGCCGGGCTGGCTGCCGTAACTGATGCTTTTTCCGTCAGGTGTTATCCGCTCCCGGCGAATTGCTCGTCTTCCAACGGGACGGTTTTCAAAACAGACAAGGAACCCAATTCCCTTTATTTCAACGTCCCGGCTAATTCCGCCTTTACCGTGAAATGCGGCCTCGTGACCAACGCGAGGCCCATGCACAATTATTCCAGCATCCGGGGGTGGGTGGCTCCGGTGCGCCTTCCGGCTGTCAGCGCTAAATTCACGGCCAGGTTCGGCCAGATGAAAACGGTCGTGCGCATGGGAAGGGACAGGGACGCATTTACGCTGGTGCCGGATCAGGCGGCGGGCGGCTACAGGATTGGGGAGATTATCGATATTACGTTTGATCATGTCCGGGACGCGGCCGCAGGGGGGTATCACATTCGTGTCCGGGAGATTTATTATTCCAATGCCGAGCAGAAATGGAAGATGAAGACGACGCAGGCCCTCGCGCCGGAGACGTCTTCCAATAACGGTTATCCCGTCTGCGTGTACGCGGTGGTTTACGAGCAATACCAGGACGGAGGATATGATACCGAAGACAGGGGAGCGTTGTGGCTGCTGCATGGCGGGAATTCCACCCGCGGCTGCGTCAAGATTGCCACGGTGAGGGGAGTCCATTGCTTTGAGAATATTTATCCCTTTTCCGGATATTATCTTGATATGGAGAATGCCAACAGCTGGGCGTTGGCCGGAGCGTTCCTTCCGGCGACGATGCACTTGCATTGCAATAACGTCAATCCGGCGTATTACGGGTTTTCCTCCATGGAGAGCAATATCATTGTCTCCGAGGCGGTGGAGGATTTTGTTGATCCGGAAGCCGAAACGACTACCGAAGATTGA